GTCTGTTACACCTTCGTATGCTTTATTATAAATTAAAAATGTACCTGCGTAAATTTTTGTGTAATCTTTTACATATGTTTTAATATAATCTGTACTATAATCTTCAGCCCATATCTTAGTATATGTTTTAACATAATCAGCACTATAGTCTTTTGTCCATAACTTAGTCCATATTTTTGTATAGTCTTTTGAATATGATGGGCTCCATGCACCTACATAAATTTTAGTATATGCTTTACTATAATCTTTTTCATAACTTTTATTATATTCACCTGAATAAACTACAGCATAATCTTTAGACCAAATTTTAGTATAAGTTTTATCATAGTTTTTAGTATACGTAGCATCAAAAGATCCTTCATAGATCTTAGTATAATCTGTAGTATATGTCTTAACATAATCTTTGTCATAGTCTTTTGAGTAGTCCTTAGTGTATGTCTTTGTATAATCTTTTAAATATGTAACAGTAAATACATCTTCATTACTATCTTCATATGCTTTTGTATAACCTTTTGTATATGTTTTGTCATAATCTTTAGACCAAATTTTAGTATAAGTTTTAACATAATTTTTGTCATAGTCTTTAGACCATATTTTAGTATACTCTCCTACCCACGCTTTAACATAATCTTTATTATATGATTTTGTATAATCAGCTGTATAATCTTTTGACCAAAGTTTTGTATATTGACCAGAGTATTGCTTAACATATGTTTTCACATATCCTTTAGACCAGTCTCTACTGTAGTCAGATTCATAAGATGCTGCATTAGTATACTCTTTTGTATATATTGTAGTATAGTCTGCTTCATAATCTTTAGACCAGATCTTAGTATATGTTTTATTATAATCAACAGAGTAATCTTTAGTCCAAATTTTTGTATAATTTTTGTTATAGTCTTTAGACCATATTTTAGTGAAGGCTGCTTCACCAGCAAAATTAACTAACCCTACATATATTTTTGTATATGTTTTTGTATAATTAGCGTCTGAAGTATAAGCAACTGCTCCTGTATAAAAATTTGCTCCTAAATAAGCTTTTGAATAATCTACAAGACCAATACCATATGCACCAGTTGAATCTGAGAACATTGTTGAAAAATTAATTTCTTCTGCATATGCAGTATCAAACGTACCAGTGTAATCTGTTGAGTAATCTTTTACATAATCTTTAGCATATATTTTAGTCCATATTTTAGTATAGACTGCATCATAAGTTTTAACATAATTTTTAGAATAAGTTGCATCAAACGATCCTTCATATGCTTTAACATAATTTTTAGTCCATATTTTAGTCCATAGTTTAGTATAGACTGCATCATAAGTTTTAACATAAGTTTTGTTATAGACAGCATCATAATCTTTTACATAATCTTTATTCCATAATTTAGTATATGTTGTAGTATAAGTTTTTACATAATTCTTGGAATAAGCTGCATCAAACGATCCTTCATATGCTTTATCCCATGTCTTAGTCCATATTTTAGTATAGACTGCATCATAATCTCTATCATAATTTTTGACATATACACCAACAAATGCCCCAACATAAATCTTAGTATAAATTTTTGTGTAGCCAGTTGTATCACTACCAGAAGCAAAGCCACCATAGTAAGTTGGACCTGTCCATATTCTATCCCAATCTTTACTAAAGCTGCCATCAAATGATCCTTCATAATCTTTACTATATGATTTGGTCCATAGTTTGGTATAGGTTTTTGTATAATTAGTTTCATAAGTTTTTGTATACTCACCTACCCATACTTTAGCATAGGCACCAACATAATCCTTTTCCCATATCTTGGTATATACAGCCTCGTATGATTTAACATAATTTTTAGACCAAATTTTGGTATATGTTTTTACGTAATCCTTTTCCCAAATTTTTGTATAGTCAGTTGAGTAGTCGGTGGAATAGTCTTTTGTATAATCTTTATTATACACACCTACCCATACTTTAGCATAATCTTTTACATAATCTTTATTCCAAATTTTTGTATAGGTTGTAGTATAGTCTTTACTGTAATCTTTTGAATATGTTTTAGACCAAATCTTTGTATATACACCAGTATATGTTTTTGTCCATTCAGTCTCATATGTTTTCATATACTCAAGACCACCCATGTAAGATGGATTACCAGCCCACTGCTTAGTGTAATTTGTAAGGACAGAACCTGTCCATGTTTTATTATAAACTGCTGTGTATGGAACTTCATTAGTATAGGCTTTGATAAAGCCATGCAGCTGACTATTTTCATCTTTTAAATAGTGACCAGAGTAACCACCAAACGTACCTTCATATGCAGCACTATAGGATGTTAAGGGGGTATGTGCTGTCGTACTTAGGTACGAGCGTACAAAGCCCTCTTCTGCTCCTGTATATGATGATACATATTGTCTAGTGGCCATAATTTAATTTATCCCACTAACTATATGTCTGATAATGTATGTCGCCATTGTTCCCACCTGAAGGTGCACCAGTAGTAACGGTTACTGCGTAACCACCATCATGGGAACCATCAAATGTTCTTGCTGTGAAAGTTAATGATATATCATTATTGACTGTGGCTGATGCTAAACCTTTTGTATCAAACGTAACTGTTGCACCATTAGCTCCTGCACCATATGTTCCAGTTACTCCTGAAATTGTTGGTAAAACTCCACTTATTATGTTTGCGGTACTATTAACAATCTCAACATTATTTACCTTGAGTGCGCCCATCTACTATCTCCTTTAAGTCGTCGACTTCTTGTTTTAAATTTTTGACTGCATCTATAAGCAAAGGAATTAGAGATTGATATTTTACAGCTAACTTTCCATCATCTCTTTCGTTCACCAGGTACGGAAGAACATTTTGTACTTCCTGAGCTATAACACCTATATCTGTTTGACCGTCTCTATGATCATTTGCATCCCACTCAAATAAATAACCATTTATTTGCTCAAGAATTTCCCACGTGTCAGGTATTGCTCTTACATTAATTTTTAAAGTTTCATCAGACGTATAGTTGGCTTCAACATCACCAAACGCTCTTATGTTATTAGCATAGACATTACCCCAAGCCATTGTGGCTGTGCCCATATCTAATGTTAAGTTGGCAGCTGGATGTGTCGCTGAACCAATAATTAAATTAGCAGAAGCAGATGTTGTACCACCTCTTAACTGTGTATTGGCTACTAGATAGTTACTTGAGAAGTATCCATTTACATGACCGTTACCAGTTGTTTCAGCATGATTAGTACCACTTGGTTGTGATACAGCAGCTGTGGTTATAACAAGTGTACTCATATCATATGTAATACGATTTGTTAAATCCACCCACTCACTAAATGTATCAGTTGTAGGTGCTACGTTTGCTCCAGTATATGTTGTTTTAGCCATTGGACCCTCTAATGATACTATGCAGCATCTGTTTTATTTCATGTATATCTTCTTTTAAATTGTTCACATCTTTTATCAAATCATCAGCTTTCTTATCTTGTTCTCTTTTTACTTTGTACATATTATATGCAGTTCTATCAGTATTTATAATTGCACGAGAATTAGTATCTCTAACAAGATGTTTTTCTTCTGTTGCCACTCTTGCCATCTTATATGCTCAATGCTATTGCTCTATAATCTTTGATAGCTGGAACTATTGCTGTACTGTCTGATAGTAGAACTATTTTAATTGCAAAAATTTTATAAGTTGAGAATTTAGATCCATTACTATTAAAGTATGTTACCACTTTACTATTTTGTGGATCTTTAAATGCTGTTTGTGAATATGTAACTGTTGATACGTCTGCACCTGTATTATTTGCAAACCCTATTGCTTCATCTAATATAATTGTTGTAGTACTTGCAGATGCTACAGTAGATATTTGATAATCTGTATCAGCATCTGTGTTAGTAACTTTAACTAATGTGCCTGCTGTTAATGTACTTGCTACATCACTTGCAGTAGTGATAGTTGTGTTACCATATGTTTTAGCTTTCTCAACAAATACTGATGCAGGTGTTTTAGGTATTTGGTATTGATACTCTCTATAGTCTAATCTATTATCAGCGTTACTGAAATGATCGGGACCTATTAAATCTAGCTCAGTCCAATGTTTATCATAGAATGTACTGTTATCTTCTTCATTTAATAATTTACCATACACTTTAATATTGCAATTATCTTTACCAGGTTTAAATGCTGTTACATATACTCTAAGATCTTCAGCATCTAATCCATCATCTAATGTTACAGACTTAGAAACATAACTACAAGTAGCATTACCTTGACCTGTAAGATGTTCATTAGTAGTATCATTATTAATTTGATTTTCATAGATGTTAAATCCTAATGTTTGTGAATCTATCATAGGAGATATTCTTGCACTGTTAGTACTCATTTTAAAGTATGTTTTAAAGTTACCAGTTAAATCATTACTCTTACTTTTAATAACAGCTTTTTGATTAAAGTAGTTTCTATCATTAGTTCTAATTTGAGTATTACCAGTATCTCCAGTTGCTGTGTTAGCATGAATATATAACTCTACATCTGTAGAAGTTGGGTCAGTTTTATACAACACAGGTTCTAAATAACTTACAGCTTTATCATCCACACTAGCTATAGTTGCATTAGCACCAGACTCAGCACCTATTATTGATGCAGAAGCAGCAAATTTAAATGTAGCACTTGATGCTGTTGAATCATCTATATGCATATCTTTAGTTGAACTATCAAAATAGTAAACTTTACCTGTAGGTGTTTTTGTGACAGCTATACCAACTGTGTTAGCTATTAATGGATAACCTTTTAATATAATTTGTGTTGAATTTGTTACACTATTAATCTCTACTGTATCTTGAGCAGTTGTATTTGAGAATGTAACAAAGTCCCCTGCTGCATACTCAGTATTAAACGCTGTACCAGTACCAGTAACAATTGTATTAGAAGTCGACATTGTAGCTGTGCCGGTTGTTTGAGCTGACGCATTAACTTGGAATACAATCTCACCTTGTTTGAAATTACCGTTTATAGATGAAAGAGATAAGTATTCGTTTGCTTTATTATAAAAAGTTACCACGCCTGCGTTTGCACTATTAGTAGTAAATGAAGCTCTATATAAAGTAAATTTAATATCCTCATCAATCATTGGTTTCCAAGCAAGATTATTTGTTGACATAAACATGCTACCACTAAATGAATCAGAGTGTACAGGTTGACTTGTAGCCACATCTGTTCCACCAGTTTTTGATATCCATAATTGATATTCTGGGCTACTGCCATCAGGCAGTATTACAAAACAATACTCTTCTGTAGTAGAAAGAAATACAGGACCATCAAAAACTACTACTGTTGCTGCTGAACCATCTGTACTTGTATTAACCTGAGAAGCTCTTAAATGTTTTCTACCAAAAGATAATATTTGACCTGATGGGGAACCATTTTCTGTTTTTCTAATTTCTATTGTACAACCAAGTGTAGGATCTTTTGCAGCAAAATATAAATCCATTGATGTAAGTTGAATGCCAGCTGTATCTTCTAGATCCGGATTACCTATCCTAAATGTCTGAGCCATTGGATCAGTTGTCCATGACCTGTTCCAAAGTGTGGCTGTTGTTGTAGTTGTAACATCTTCTACTGTGTGTGTTGATATAACAGGAGTTCTAAGATCCATCTCTAAGCTACCTGTTTCTACACCAAAGTTATATGCATTAAAAGGTTCATCTGCTATAGATACTGCATTATTTGCTACATCTGAATAGGTTATATTATCAGCTATTACTACATGTCTTTCACCGACATAAAATTCACCTTGAGGTATATGCATAATACCAAATAACTCTCCATTAGTATCACTTATAAGACTAGAACCATAAGCACCCGCAGCATATATTGTACTTCTACTATGTGTTGTTGTATTTGTAGATAAAGCTGGTCTTGTATTAGCATCCATGTTTACACTATCAAAGAATATATAATGTCTTACATTTGGTCTTAGACCCCATGTATGGAAGTGAACCATTTGTTCTCTTATGAATGGCTGCATTCTTACATCTGTTACAAACTCTCCAACTTTTCTTGTTGTTGTAGTACTTTCGTTTTGGAAAAGAGATCTTGTTACTCTTTCTATATGTGTTCTGGTGTCATTACCGTTAGCACTAAAACCCCATCCATGATTTCTCTGGGCTCCGGAGCCACCAGTTTGAGTCCTAACAGTCCAATCAGCTAATGTTTCTCTATCAATTTCTGTTAATGCTTCAATTTGATTTAGTTCTTCTATAAGTGAGTTAAACGGTGTAGCCAAATCTATATCTAAAGTTAATGCTAAATCTGGATTATTTCTTATATCCGTAAAGCCATCATAGTTAGGAAACAATCCTATTTTACCATTCCATTGCCAATTACCTTGAGTTACTGAACGAGCAACTGTTGCAAATCTTTGACTAGCAAATGCTGTAGCAGTATAAGGATGTGTAACAACATCACCAGTAAGCGCTGTATTACTATGACCAGCAATAGTTAAATTTAAAGCATTCTGTTTAAATTTAGGGATGATAGTTTGTTCATTTTTATTTCTACCAGCGTTCCAGTCTTCATCATCTGTTCTAGCAATAGATAAATCTACAAAATTGTCTACTAAGAAACCTTGTTTAAATCTATCCACAGCATTATTGGATTCAGCTGGGATGGTTAAATCTTTTGTTTGTTTTTCTAATAAGTTTAATGAAGTATAATATTCAAGACGATTAACTCTTTGATCAAGTTGTCCTATATCTTTCATTGTGTAATTACGAGGTTGCTTAGCTGAAGCTACTACTGCATAATCCATTCTTTTTGCTACACGAGCTTCTTTAGTTGATAATGAAGGATATACTGGTACTTCTACAGTAGCCAGTGTTATAGCGTTGTCTTTATCTTTTGGTGCTAATGGTTTAACACCAGGTGCACCTTGTACTGTTTGCATTGCTCCCTGAGCATTTAAATATACTTTATCTATTCTTGGTAAATAATATTGGTAATCAAATTGAAAGTTTTTATTTGGTGCAGCTATAGAATGTTCACTTGCAGCAAACGCTACTGCTACATTTGGATTAATAGTTGCAGAACCTACTGTTGCAGACTGCGTAGCAGTATTGGATGCTACTGGTCTAAAGTCTACAGCATTTCTTAAATCTATTGATTGACCAGTTATTTGAGATTTAAAAACTGGTATCTGTTCTGTTTTAATATATTCGTTTGTACCATTGGCTGTTGTATCATCTACAGGATATGAATCTATAGTAAAGAAACCTTTACCACCACCTGATGTATCTTTCTTAAAATGTCTTACTTTTGCTACAAAGAAATCATTTGCTACAAATGCTTGAGCATTAGAATAATTTTTATACAATTTACCTAAACTATAAAAACCATCTTCTTGACCAGTGTCTAATCTAAAGCTGTCTGTGTAATCAAATACTGTACTATTAGCTGCGGTGGATCCATCCCAATATGCTTGATTAGCAACATAGATTGATTGCACATCTAATACATCTGTTAAACCTAAAGACCACGGACCAGTTATTCCACCAGCATTATTACTACATACTATTTTTACAAATGATGTTGCTAATGTTTTATCTACTTGTGGTGCACTTGTTTTCTTAACATTATGATATACATGCAATGGTAATGTTTGAGAACCATGAAGTGCTTTACCTCTTGTGGCATTAATTGTTACTGTGTTTGAATTTGTACCAACATAAACATTAGATGTTGATCCATCCATATTGATTGCAACATCCACAGGGAAGTAACGTGCATGTGTCTTACCTGATACACTTGCACCAAAGTTATTTGATGTTACCATTAATGTGTTACTAACCACAGATGTAATTCTATGAGTGTTAGCATCTGCAACTGTTATAAAGTCACCTTCTTTAAATTCAGTTGTGAATAATGTACTTGTACCAGTTACATTACCAGCTCCACTAGTTACTGCTACTGTACCAGTTAATGAAACTGTTTGCGCAGTACTATTATTAGATACTACTATCCAATCTTTTTCTTGTGTATCATTTAAATATGCTCCAGCTGTGTAAGGAAAGGTTTCTGTTCCTGTTACTGTAAATGTAACTGAGCCATTAGTTGCTAAAGAACCATCTGTCTTTGCTGTTTTGTAAATAAATTGATTATTAGAAGTACCATTAATACTTAATGATTTAATTCCTGATCTGCCAACATTAGTAACTAATGTTCTAAAATCTGTTTCTTTTAATGAGGCTTCACTATCATCATTTAAAACTACATCTGCAATACCTTCTGCATTATACCATATTGATCTTACATCTTGATATCTCTTACCTTGGTTCATTGATATATCAAATAGATACAATCTATATTGACCAAGAGGATGACCTGGGGTGTTCTTTTCATATACAACAGATCTTATTTTAGCTGTACCTAAAATGTTACCGGTATAAGAAGGACTTGTTCCTGTAATAACTGTTGTATTAGATGTTGTTGGAACTGTTGGAACAGCTGTACCTAAAGAAGTAGATAATCTATTACCAGCTGTATCTAATAATTTTACTTCTGCACCAAAATTAAATGCAAAGTGACCTATTGATTCGTCTACTAATTGATAGTTACCATAGTTACTTGTGGCTACAGCAGATGTAACATTTTGTGTTGTGTCTGCTTTTGGAATTGCTAGTCTTGATGTACCTATTGAACTTACATTATAGCCACTTACATAAGCATTACCAGGACCAACAGCTATATTAAGATGTGTTGTATTACTTGATATACCTTCAGATAAAATACCAAATTGCTTTGTTACATAGTCACCACTTTCTTCTCTTGTACGTTTAGCTAGTCTATCACCAATTTTATTATATTCTGTTTGACCAGTCGTAGTTACAATATTACCACTTTCATATTTTGCTATGATAAAGAAGTTGTTTGTTGCTTCTGCATTGGCTACTGTATTAACTACTAATGTAGGTGTTAGTTTTAATCTATAACCACCAGGTGCATTCTCATTTTGGAAACCACTTGCGTTATCAGTTAATGATGTATCAGTTGTATTATTAGCAATTGTTTCAGTAGTATTAAATCCTACTGCTATTGAGTCAGGTACATTTGTATAATCAGTAATCATTAATGATTGTTGTGATATTTGTGAGAAGTGACCTTTTTGGAATATAACTCCATCACTAACTTCAAATCTTTTTGCATCACCTAATGTTAAGAAATCAGTATTGCCAGCAACATCATTAAAGGCTGTATTAGCTACTGTTACTATATTTTTCTTTGTAAGAGATACAGCAAACAATTCTAAGTTAGCATTTGATCCTGTACTTGTTACAATGTTTGCTACTGAAGGTACGTCTGTAATTTTAAACGATACACCTTGTGATGCTGTATTGTTAAATGATGTACCAACAATACCACCTGTACTATTTGTTGTAAGATTAGCTAATGCGTTTGTACCATATGTGGAACTAAATGTTATTGTATCAGCATTAGAATAACTTGATCCAGTATTGCTTGTTAATGTAACTGTGGCTACAGATGTATTTGTTGCATACACATCTAATGTTTGACCAGCTGAAAATGATGTTTGTTCTGTACCAGCATTATTACCTGCATTAACATAATGGAAGAAAATTATATTCAGATCAGGATTAGTAGATTCAAATCCACTCTTAGATTCAAACACTTGACCAATTAAATTAGCAGACGTTGCAACGTGTGTGTCAGTAAATTCTGACATAATTAATTGACCTAATGAAGTATTAGCATCATTAAGTTTAGCAAATTTTATATCTTCATCTGTGAAGGATCCACCTTTTACAATAGTACCTTCTTTGAACATATGCTCACCAAAACGCTCAACTTGATTTTGTAGTATAGTTTGTAGCTGTGTTAGTTCTCTTGCTTGAATAGGCACAGATGGACGGAACAATACTTTGT